ATGTCGCCATACCAACGGCTATTTGAGTAACCAGTGCCAATTTGCGTTAAACCTGCGGTATCAATTCCTGTATAAAAGTTGCCACCAGAAACTGATATCAATTGTTTATCAGTATCAGATCTATATTCAAATAGTGATTCTACATTGCCAGGCAACCCAGTTATAACTTCTTCAAAACCTCTACGTGTAACTGCCTTATCAACATCAGGAATAATATTAATCATTTCTACTGCATCGTTCGGCGGTAGTGAGGCAAGTGGTGATACTGTGTTAAGCCCACCAGTTGCTACTGGTAAAACTATTGCTTGTGATTGGTTATTTCTTTCTTGAGCTAAAGAATTAACATTTGTAAATGCCCTTACCATTAAGGAATAATTGGTAAAGGTTGATAATAATACATCGGATTGCCATTAGTTGGTATTGTTGTATTCATGTAAACATCGCCAGGGGCTTTGTCTTGTGCTATTCTTTCTCTTAGATCTTCATCTGCTTCTAATTTAGCTTCTGCATAAGGCTTGCCTTTAAATTGCAAATATCGCCATCTCGCTTCTAATTCAATTGTAAACTCATCAAGTACCGAAGTATCAGTATCTGCTAACCAGTCTGGTTGTCTAACGAATAATGCGCTCTCAATTGGAGTATTTTGAATATAACGATAGCTAACACTTTCTATAGCAGTAGGTACTGGCAAAATCTCAAATTTCTTTTGCCTAATTTGCCAAAAATACATAGGACCGACTGCCTTAAGCATACCCTTGGTATATAGCTGCCATGTAGCATCACTTTGCGGTCCTTGGAATTTCCAGCGTGTTGTATCATTATAGATACTATTATTGATAATTTTGTTGCCTGAAATATCCGTTGGCAAGTCATAACCAGAAACTCCATTTGCGGTATTAAATGTGTGAGTATTTGTTAATGCTTGCCAATTGTGACTTCTAGCAATGTATTTTGTAGCTCTCTTGATTGATGAGAAAAGCTGAACAGCAGTAGAGTTGTTGTTACCAACAATACTAGTAGGTATCTGTCCATCTTTCGTATCTTGAGCTATACTTTGTGCAATGCTTAATAGTGTCATTTAGTTTTCTTTTTAACAGAAGCGTTTGCTTCTTTTTCTTTTACATAAAGTTCAAAAGCTTCTGTGTATTTGTTTATTTCGCCAGGTGTGGCTTTTCTTCTAACTATAATAGTTTTATCTACTGGTTGTGATTTATATATATAAATATCATTGCCATCATAAACTTTTCCAGTAAAAGGGTTTTCATCACCAATTTTTACCTCAAGAGGCTTATCTTGATAATCTACATTTAAATAAATTTTGTTTATTGTTTCGCCTCGCCTGTCTTTTAATGGATAATCATAAAATCCTACATCTTCTTTGTAATTTAAAGGTGAACCATCTTTATCATATCCGCTAGTAGCAGCATATTGAACAAGTGACGGCATAACTTCTTTTACAAGAACTTTAGCTACAGGTCTAATTTGAGTCATAAAAAAAAATATTTAATTAATAAAATAGGGAGCTGACATTTGTCAGCCCCCAAGGTAAAGCATATATCCTATGAGAACGGAGTTGCTAATGTGCCTGAACCATTCTGTAAACCTTGTACAGAATAAATTCCAGCAGCAATATCAATGATCTCAAATTTATCACCACGACCACCACCACTAGTAGTTCCATCAAGAGTAATGATAGTACCAGTAGCCTCAAATGAAGAAGCGGTATTATCAGCAGCAGATCTAATTGAAGTTCCACCATGATAGCTTGAACCGCCTGGAGCAGTGATAGTAATAGATCCACTGGTTACAGTTTCACCGACAATAACGGTAAATTTGTTACCAGAACCAGTAGCAGCAGGTACTGTTACCGCTAGACCAGCAGCATTAGATAAAACAACAACAACGTTGTCATAACTTTTAGTTAAAGCTAAAGCAACATTAGTAGTATAAACTCCACCAACAATTGGTTTGATTTTATACCAGCCATATTGAGCAGCAATATTAGCAGACATAGCTTCTGCCCTAATACCACTTCCAGAACCAGTTGCTGCTTCTGAATTAAATACAGTTTCGTCAATATATACGTCAGTTCCCATAACAGTACCTGCTAAGCCAAGTGCGTATATATATTCATTAACTACATTGTTTGAGCTGTCTATTGCGCTAACAATAGTTCCTAATTCAACCAATTTTTCAGTTGAAGTTTCAGTAATGCCTTGAGGCACTATTTCTGAACTTGTGATTGTAAACATATTTTTATAATTTAATGTTGATAGATTAAGCGATCAAGACACCTTGAGTTCTACAGTTGCTAATTGCAAAGTTACCTTGGCAATAAACTGGAATTACTCTAGCCAACTGATTAACTACTTCTCTTTCTTGGTCGTAGTTAAATAGCTTGGTTCCTAAATGTTTGAAGCTGATATAATCAGTATTAAGGAAATAAGCATGGTTAGTAGGGCAATTCGGATCATAGATCACGTTAGCATTCTTATATCTAAGAACATCAAAACCAGCTTCTGCTAATTTAGAAGAAGCATGTCTTTGAATACTTTGTTGTGAATCTTCAAAGAAGCCCATGTAGTTGTCATCCATAGTGATTAGATCAGGAACGATGTTAGCACCTTGAACTTGACATTTTCTATATAGCTTGTTCATTTGACCCAAGATAGTAGTTGCAGAAGCAGCAAGACCGTCAGCAGCAAAAGATTGAGTTTGGTTTCTCCAAACTGCATAGTTTGCTCTGTTGATTCCGCCAACTGTTCCTACAGCAGGGTTATCAGCAACAAGTAATTGTAGACCAGCAGGATCTAACGCTACAGCGCCATCAGAATAAGTGTGAACACCCATTGTATTTGACAAAGTATTGTTAAGAACTTCTACTTCAGCCGATACTAGATCAATCAATCTTTCTCTACCAGCGTTTTGATTCTCTTCAAATTTAGAAAAAGAAACTGAACCAGTAATGAATTTTTGAGCAAAATCAGCGTAAGTGATGTTGTCTTGTGGAGTAGTGTTAATTAAATCCCACTCGCCTTGAGACTTCACGTTGCTGTTTTCTGCATAAGTGATTTTTTCACGAAATAAAGAACCACCGCCCTCACGAGCAATTTTGTTCTTTTCTCTCATCATAAACCATAATGCGTTATTGTTAGAGATGTTGTCTACTAAGATGTTCGACATTTGCTCTAGTGTAACTGCGGTCAACTGACCGAGTAAACCTTGTGGATTAGCCATTTTAATTTTAAATTTATGTTAGTTAATTAAAAAAATATTAACTAGAAATTGAATCATAAATATTACCAACTAAGTCACGATAATTAGTTTTTGCATAACGATCTTGTTGCGGTGGAGCCTTGACAGTTTCCACTTTTTTAGAACGAATGGTTTGACCATTAAGCTGTTTAGCTCGATTAACTTGTTCTTGATTAGTATTATTTACTTGGTTGGTAATTACTTTATTTCTTAAATCTGGGTTTGAATATACGGCGGTTTCATAAGCTTCTCGTAAAATTTCCACTTCTGACATTCTGTCGTATCTTGGATTGGAAAGCATAGAGGTAACAACATAAGACATATCATCACGCACATCATTAAAGTACGGTCTGATTTTGTTACCATTGCCATCAACTTCATTTTCAAGATTTGAAATAATGTGATTACGCTCCTCAACAAGCTTAGCTTGCTCTCTTGATTCATAATCTTGTATTTTTTTTTCTAACTGACTAACTTTAGTATTATATTTTTCATCGATTAGTCGTTCATTTTCTGTAAAATCATAAACGTCTGAATCAGATGAAGTTCCAGTTTGATCGTCATTTAAGTTGACATTATGCTCTTTTGCTAAAGCTTGTAAGGTTTGCGCAGGGTTGCGATAAAATTTATCAGCAAAGTCAATTGAATGCTCAATTTGACCTAGCGTCTTATCATCGATATTATCCACTCCGTAACCTTTAAGCTTGTCACCTAATCTATTGACAATCTTGTTTTTTTCGCCCAGTTCAGTTTGCTTTCTGTCAAAGTTCGCTCTGATTTTGTTGTGCGCCTCGATTACGGCTTGTTGTGCTGCAACGTCATCTAGCTTTTCTACATACTCCCTGACTGAAGGGTCGATATTATTTAAATTTAAAGAGTTATCCACAGGCTCTTCGGACGGCGTTTGACCCTCTTGTTGAACTTGTGATACATCTTCTTTTACTTCTTCATTGCTTGAAGCGGCGCTATCAGCGACCCCCTCATTTGTACTTTGATCTTGCTCAATTGCTTCTTCTTCAATAGAATTAGCATTTTGCTCAACTAAAGCACGAATTTCGTTATTCATATATTATTTTTATTTATTAATAATTTTTGAAGCTTCTTCAACTGCTTTTCTTATATTATTTGTTACCATTCTGTCGTTATCACGCTTAAGAGCTGCTCGATCTACTTTATAGTCTTTCACGTGCAAATCATTGCGTTTTAAATGCTCATTATAGGCATGTTTTGTAGTAACCACTGTGCCATCGCCCATGGGTACACCGCCATATTTGTTAATATAGCTATTTACAGATAGATCCTCTTTTGACATATAAGAAAGATTTATTAATATTAATATATTTGTGGTGATTATTTCTTTTTCTTCTTGCCTTTGCCAGCCTTTGACAATGCTATTGCTATTGCTTGTCTTTGTGGTGCGCCATATCTCATTTCAGTTTTAATATTTTCAGATATGACTTTTTTTGATTTTCCTGATTTAAGTGGCATTATTTCTTTTTATTTTTTTTAAAACCAGTTTTCATATTAGCATAAGCCTTTGCAGAAATGGTTGATTTACTTTTTGGTCTGCTAGTGCCTGCTTTACGTCTGGCATTGATATTTGCGTATAATCCTTTCTTAGGCATTTTCAAATTGTTTTTCTCTTTCTAATTCCATATCTCTTATTGTTTTTTCTTTTTCTAATAAGAAATCCCTTGTGGCTTGACCTTGTTGCAATGCAAAGTCACGTTCTGCATTATTTTCATTCTTGGCAAGATCAGCGGCTATTTTTTCTCTGTCAACTTGGTTTTTATCTTCTTTAACTGCTACTTCTCTATCTTTCATTTGCATTTCAGCCATTTGCATTTGCTGTTGTTGCTCTTGAGCTTGTTGTTGCGCTATTTCGGCTTGACTTGGCTGCTTGTCATCTTCTTCATCAAGTATAATGTTTTCAATTTCTTCAATAGCTCCAAGTTGTTTTAATTGATATGCTAGCAATGCTTTATATGCTTTTTGCGATATACCACCAGCTTGAACAATAGGAAATAACTTGTTAGCCGTGTCAGTCATAGTGTTGACAATTTCCATTGCTTCGGCTTGTCTTCTTTCTTTGTCGATCTGAATTGTTGAATCGGTCTCGATATCAATTCTATATTCACGTAGTGAATCGTTTTTTAATATCTCATCGATTTCAGGCACTATTGCAGCGTCAATTGCCTTATTTTCCTTAATCATCTTTTCATAAGGTCGCAACTGATCTGCTATGGCTTGTTGTACTTGCTGATTGACTTGTTCTTGTGCGTCATCTGGCAAGTCTTGCAATGGCACTGTGTTAGCAATATTATTGACTATAGTAGTTTGTATTTCTTGGCTAATAGCTTGTAGATCTATTATTTCCATTCCTGCAATATAACCTAACTCTTCAACACTCCAGTTTGCAGAATATAGTTGAGCCATTAATCTAACTAAATCACGGCAAAAATGCTGTACTTCTTTTTGTTGTGGCTGTATTCTTGATATTGCAAAGTTA